TGCCGTACCAACCCAGTTCGGAATGTCCTTATACAGGGCCATCAAATCCGTATCGACTTGGTTTGCAAGCTGGATCGCAGCGGGCTTAATCACACGTTCGTCAAACTCTTTGATGTTCAACGCACGGTCGCGGGCAGTAATCGCAAAATCAATGCCCTTTTCCTTGTTGATCGTCATCGAGAACTTGCCCTCGGTAATGTCCTGGGCATTGGCAACATTGCCATCACGCACGGTGAAATCCATCGGACGGCGGACCGAGATGGTTTCGCCTACGGTATAGCCGTTGATGTTTTTCGAGAATTCCTCCTCGTAACCGCGATAAACCTTTTTCGCCATCACAAGGTTATTTTCGACCTGCGCGACCGCCATCTTGGCGATAATGTCGGCGGTCAAAGTCACATTGGTTGTCATTTTGACACCCTTTCAGATTTGAGCTTATCGGATGCCCATTGCCTTTTTCACTTCCTCAAAACTCATGTTGGAGCCGCCGCCTTTTGCGCCGCCCCCGTTTTTCATGGCTTTCACAGGATTTGAAGTAGCTTTGGGCGCTGCTTTCGGCTTTCCAGCCACGCGCATCTGGTCGTAAAGCATCGCCTTGTACGCGAACTCAGCAATAACGGGCGAGAGCGACCATTGGGACGCCTCATGTGCCGAAATACCGTTTTCTTGTACATAACGCTCAAGTTTGGGGGCAATCTCCTTCGAGAAACCCTTAAACTTGCGGTCCAATAGTTGCGTGCCTTCTTGCGCCCGGCGCTCAAGCTCTGCTTGTCGCTCATGCGTAATCTGGCCTTCGTACTGTTCCACCGTTTGGATGATGCCTTGCAATTCAGCCTGCTTTGCGGATAGCAAATCTGAAATCTGCCGTGCCCGATCCGGTTCGGATTGCCACAGCTGTTGAAGATTTACTGTCGAAAGTTGCTCAATTTCTGCTTTGATGCTTTTGCCTCGGGTGAAGGCGTTCAATGCTTCGCCGCCAAGCGTTTCAATCTTTTCGAGAACTTCCATCCTCTCTTTTAGAACCCTGGCTTGGTCTGCATTAACTTGTGACTTCTTCGTAAAGTCGGCCCAAATGTCTTTGGCGAACTTCTGCACCCCCTCAGCCGCTTCTGGCGTGATATCGGATGCTTTAACGACATATTTGTTGCCGCCAAAATCGAACTCGATAACTTCCGGCTCTTCTTCGCCTTCGCCATCGTCTTCATCTTCGGGGTTGCCGTCTTGATCGTCTTGGGCTTCTAGGTCGTCTAACGAAACAGGTTCGTCTAAATCAATGCCTTCGGCGGCGCTGTCGGATGGGTTGCCATCGTCTTGCGCCGCGTCGGGAGAATGATTGTCGGAAGGTAAATCTACAACGCTCTCAGGCAGAGCTACGTCGGGATTCATGTCACTCACTGTTTATTCTCCTTAGAGATGGTGGGGCGTTTCACAACGCGCCGGGTTATATATTAACCGATATTAGGTTAACTTGTCAATTCTGGTATTATGGCTTATATCCTTTTGCCATATTATTTAGTTTTTCAAACAGTGGGCTTTCTTTCCATTTTGCATGCCCGCTTCCATGCGGACCTATATCAATGGTGTTGGGTTCATAGTATCTGCTTGGAAGGTCATGTGTTGCAATTCTCACCTTAACTGGGTCAGGCTCTTTCCAAATACGCCCTGTAGGGTCTATATATTCTCCACCCTTAAAAACAACATTTGGCTCATAAGTCCAGTCTGGCGGTTCCGCGCCAATATTCAAATACCTAGACGATGATTGATTTGACGCGTCCTCAGATACATTTAAACCCAATTTTTCAGCATATTTTTTAATCTGAGATTGAGTAGCTTTCGGAGAAAATCCCATGCCCAATGCCCCACCAGGAACCGTTGCCATCCCAACGGGTGCAGCAGCCGCGCCTAGCGTCATTGCCATATCGGTTACATCTTCGGGAGTGTACGCGCCGCCCTGTGCCACATGGCCGGGCATGACGGTTGCCTTTGCAGCGTCATAAAGCCATTGCGGGGCCGTCCAGCTTGACCAGTTAGGGCCACCGCCGGGCGCAACATCCGGCGCGGGCAAAAGGCTCAACCGATCCGCATTAGGCGACATACCGTAAACATCATGCACGGTTTCAGATAGCAATTTAGCCAACCTATTTGTAGGCTGTAATGGCTTGCCAACAATGCGGGATGAAATATCGCCCATTCATGCACCCCATGTAAGCCGGGGCGGGTATTGGGGGCTATCACCACCGCCGCGCCGCTCCATCATCTGAGGCGCTCGACCTTGCTGTTGCTGTCTTTGCGAAAGCATCTGGCCAATCATGCCGCTAGGGCTTGATGCGTTCTGCCCCGCAAGTCTCTGTCCTACCGCTGTGGGAGAGTTGTTCATGGCCTGCCCGAGTTCATGGACGCCCTTGCTAAGTAATATACCTCCGCCGGGACCGAACAGCATTCCACCAAGCAGCGAAGATGCCATGCGCGTAGGCGAGGCAAAGCCGTGCGTCGTGGCCCCGGTGTTCGGGTTTGTGGAAAACGAGCCAAAAGGGTTAAACGCTGATGCGACCCTCTGAAGGCCAGACTGCGGGTTGTACCCGCCTGAGCCAACGCCAACCGAATATGCGTCTGATGCCTCATCACGCTGATTTGCTATTTTCTGGTTAGCCTGAGCCTCCAGGGCACGCAGTTTACTTTGCCGTTCATCGTCGGACTTGCTATACCCGCCGCCACCCTCGCGTTGGCTGCGACCAATTGCTCTGGACCCGCCCAATCCACGGGAAGCCATTCCACTCATACCGCCAAATGACATGATTAATTGCCCCTATTCTCGTAGAAGTGGAACGCGAAATTAGCGGCCTTTGCCTGGCCTGAAATGTTCGTGGCGCGGTAAAGATACAGTGTTGACTTGCTCAAAACCATTTCAAGATCAAAGCCGCCGTCTTGCCCACCTACGGCTTGACCAGCCCTTCCGCCGGGGAGGAATGAAGTCTGTAGCCCTGTGCCGTCGCCCGTGACCGTGGGGGCGTAGAAAATATCGGTATCGGTTGTATTTGACGAAGGCCTAAATCTGTTGAACAGGCTCAATTCAGTTCCATTTGCGCTAACCGTTGACCCCTCGAAAAACTGTGAGGTGAAGTCACCGCCCGCCGCCATGTCAACAATGAAATGGGGCGAATAAGCCGCGCCGACACTTATCAGGAAATTTACCGACGCATCGTTGGCAATAACGCCAGCGCCGGAGAATAGCTTAGTCGTCGTGAATAGCGTACCCTCATGCAGGCGCTTGTGCGATACATCAAGCGTGGGGATGGGAAATTTCCCCCGCATTGTGATACCGTCCATTTGTATTTCTACGGGGCTTGGCATTTAATCGCCTGCTTCCATCATGGGGCTTTCGCCGCCGTTGTTACCCATGCCGCCCGGCACGTATTCCGTCGCCAATTCCTCTGCTTCATCCGCCGCCTTTTCCGCCATGTTCATTTCGTGCTGTTGCTGCATTGCCATCTTGGTTAGTTCAAATTGGCGGTTCTTTTCCGCTTCTGCCGCGTCGAATGCCATGCGCTCAAGTTCCTTGGCGCTTTCATATGCCCATTGCGCCGCTTGATCTTCGGGCTGGGCATTGGCTATCGCTTCCGCCTCTTTCAGGGACAATTCACGGGCTTTCAGGGCGAGTTCCTTTTCCTTAAATGCCGCGTCGGATTGAGCCTTTTGACCGTCCAATTGCACCCGCGCCATATCGGCTTGGTTAGACCGTTTCAATGCCTCATTCTCTGCCTTAATACGCTCGATCTCTTGCATAACCGCCTGTTGGGCCTGTTGCATTTGTTGCTGCAACGCCTGATTTTGCTGCATAAGCGCGGCCTTCTCAGGGTCTTGGCCGTTTTCGGCTTCCTCCTCAGCCTTGCGAACTTCGGGCGGCAACAACGCCTTAAGCCGCTTCGCCACCTTATCGGCTCCAACAAAGTCCATATGGTCAAGCAGCACGTCACCAACAAAAGCCGCGGCATCGGGAACCTGTCGCATAATCTCAATTAGGGTTTCCCGCGTTTCCTCACGCTGTGTCGCAAAGCTAGGCCCGGTCTTTACGTCAACGTCATACTTGCCAATGGATAGGTTATAAAGCCGATCCTGACCGTTGACGCCTTCCTGATTAGCGCCGCCATCCTCTTGCGTCAGCTTAATCACCTTGGCGGTTTGATCTTCTCCCAAGATGCGGATTGTCTCTTTCGGGCTGTAAACGGCGGGGATGATTTCGACCAACACCTTGCCCATGTAGGCGATCGCCTTATTGAGGTTATCGACTAAATGGAAGTTTGCCACGTCGCCTTGACGTTCCCGCGCCATAATCGCCTTGCCGCTGGTTTCGTTCGACCGCTTGCCAATGGCAGAATTGAAAATCCCGGTAATGTCCTGCATATCTTGCGCGGCCATTGTGGCCTCTTGCACGATACCAGAAGGCACGCCAGCCGGGGGAGTGCGACTTGGCGGTACATTCCCCGCATATTCAAGATAGGCAATGTTGCGCGTGTTGGCGCTTGCCCATTTGGCCTCATGCCCCTTGGGGACAAAGCCTTGAGGCCCAACCCACGGCGCTTTAGGTGCAAGTGCTACCATTTCGGTACTTGCACTACGCCAAAAATTGAACATCATCTGAACGTCTTTGGCGTCCCTAATCATGGAACGGAAATGACGCTTACCGTCTAAAAACACTTCCTCGCCCCATACAGGACAAATGGGGATGGACTGCCCCGGCCATAGGTCTTCCTCCAAAATCTCCATGCCGTTGATGATCCGGCGCTTTACGTCGTAACCATCTACCATGCGCTCCCGCATGATTTGAACACCTGATACGGCCAAGAAGCCGTCGATCATGTCCTTTTCTTTCATGCCTTCCGTTGAAATCATGCCCGCTTCAAAGAAGCGTTTAGCCGCAACGGGGAGGTCGTCCTCTCGGACCGATTTTAGATCATTCTCTCCGGTTTGGGGATTTGGTATTGCGATTTGTAACAGCTTCGTCTGCTTCTTGACGCGCTGGAACCATTCAGCTACCCGGATACGGTCATCATCCATCCACAATTCGGCGTTATCGCCATGTGGGCCGCCATCAAACGGGACCATAGACGCCTTGGGGTAACGCGCCTTGTATTCATCATCGGATAGCATATCGGAGACGAAACAAAAATCCCAATCGCTGGCGTCGAATGCCGCGCTCGACGTGTCCCAATGGACCGAAAGCGGGTTAGGGATGCGCCGGATACGAGCCTCTAGCTCAAAGGTTTCGTCGTGCGCATAGTCGATTTCAGCCCGGAAAAACCCAAATCCGCCGCTTACGGCGCAATCAATCGCGGTATCGTATGCCGTTGCCGCGTTGCTCTGGCGCTCGATGTTTCGGATTAACCCGCCGATGATTTCAGCCGTGTCTTCGTCGGCACCGCTATCAACCGGGGAGACCTTGATCGCGGGCTTATTTTGCCGCGCTTCATTGACAACCGAAAAAATCAGGGGTTTCAGCTTGTTGATTGTCAGGCATGGCTTGCCCTCTTGCTTACGCTGTTCCGCGATATCATCCGGCCATTGAAGCCCCATGCGTGCGAACTTAATATCGTCGTAATAGGCCTCGCGGTTGAACGCGCTTCCATCCTGGCTTGTTTCAAACTGTTCAAGGGCTTCCTTGATAACGTCATCAGGCATGGGCAAAATCCATCAAAGGAGTTTCCGGCGTCATCCGACGCTGGTATATTTGGTGCCACCTGTAGGACTTGAACCCACAACCCCCGGATTACAGGTCCGGCGCTCTACATTGCAGCTAAGGCGGCGCGAGGCAATGTTAACCCGTTTCAGGTTAAGGCGCAAGAGGTCAAAACACAAACCCCTTATCCATGCTGGCCTGATCCGCTTCCGTTAAATGGCCGTCGCCATCTTCCGCTATCAGCTTGTCGTAGTTCTCCATCGAGCGCCGATAATGCTCTGCGCCCTCTGCCATTGGCATAAGGCCAGATTGCACCATTTCAGCGTAGCGCGTTAGTTTCACCATGTGGAAGGCATAACGCGCCATGTGGAGCTTGTGTTCCAACTCCGACAGCTCGCTCAAATATTCATCATCACCATCTTGTGAACCCGTTATAAGTTTTGGGGACATGATTAAATTTTCAGAAAGCAATGCCATGGCTTCCTTAATAAAGTCTCGGTCTTGCGTTGGTTCAGCCATCAATCATCCCCACTATTTCTGCCTAAAGGCTGGCAATTGCTTTTCAATTGCCCGCCTGAATGACGCGTGAACTGCATTCACGTATTTATCCCCTGTATTTTCCCAATCTCCGGGGGCTAAAATGTCAACCGTCATGCTGCCATGCCCATCCGGGTGGAAAATAACCTCGCCACATTCCGCGCACCTTGGCATTAGATCGCCGTCTGCCAAATCATCTTGACGTGGGTCAACGGGCAAAATATCCCCAGATTTAGACATTGACCCGGCTTTAATATCGCGGGCAAACTGGTATGCGACCATACCGCAAAACCCACACACGATAGCCGCGCCCTTTGGGTAATCGTCTTCCGTCAACTCATCCATCCACCATCTCCCCTATGTGTGCTGAAATGTTCCTCCGGCTCGCTCTTGGCCGTAGTGATGCGCGGGAATAGCTCCGTCATGCACCAAATCATAGCCTCTGCACGGTCAGGGCTATCCTTGCCATCATAGCCATGCGGGGTAAATTTTACAAGCTGATCCTCCATATCGGGGAAGGTTCCGACGTGATGAATGCGCCCCGTTGAATACAACGCACTGATAGGCTCTGCGCGGACGTGTTTACCGCGTGTCGCCCTGACTTCGATGATACGCGCCCCCCGGCCAGTGCTTTCAATCGTATGACGCACCATATCGCCGCCTTGGTTAACTTCAATCACAATGGCGTCGGCTTCGTATTTGTCGTACATCGCAAGCGCACGGTTTGCCCATTGATGCGGGGAACCGCGCAAGCTGGCGTCCTCCAAGACATAACCATGACCATCCGCACCAAGAGCACAAACGGAAATGCCGTGCATGTCGCTAACGTCCGTATCGGTTACAGCCGGATCAACGCCGATCACAATACGGTCAAGCTCAGGGTGTTCGGGTAAGCGGTTATCCTCAATAATCTGCCGCGTCCAAATCGCGCCCAATGCCTCCGGTTCATAAGCGCCAAGCCATACGTGCGCGTATCGGTCCGGGCTGGCCTTCTTTTGGTGCGCCCGCTTCTGTTCCAATTCTTGCGGGAATAGAAGATTATCGCTGTAATTTATCTGGCGGATAATGGCGTTTTCGGGGGGCATAGGACCACGGAAAAACGTATCAACAGGGTCTGACTTGCTCCGAGGATTCCAGCTAAACCACAGTTCCGAACCTGGGGCGCGGATCGTCGGATCAAGTAATTCAAGCGATTTCTTGGAAATTGTCTGGGCTTCCTCAACCCAACAAATCATAAAGCCTTCGAGAGATTTAATGCTTTCCGCCGTATGGTCTTTCATGCCTTGAAAGATGATAACCCCGCCACCGGGCGTTTTAATCAAATCATTCTGAATGTCAAATAAATGCTGTTTGCCCATTTCCCTGATTTTATCCTCAAGCAATAGCTTTGCGCTATCCTTAAGGCTCTTTTGCACCTCACGCACACAAACTGCACGCAAGCCCTTATTGATTGCCGCGTTGGCGATTAAGGCCTCTGCAAAGAATTGGCTCTTGCCGCTTCCCCGCCCGCCATACAGCGCCTTGTATTGGCTTGGGCGCATCATATCCCCAAAAATATCAGGGGATGCACGGCCCACAATATACGGCTCTTTTGCCATTTTGCCTACCTAAGCTTTTCCTCTATCTGTCCCGCAAACTGCCTAAGCCCAAGGGCAAGAATGTGAGCATCAATTTTCCCATCGGCGTCGGTATTAAAGTCCAAGCCTAGCCCCATTTCTGGCATCATAAACTCAACCCTCACAATCCAATCGGTGGGGAAGCGGTCAATTGTCAAAAATCCTGTTATTTCTTTCATATCACCTACCTAAACGTGCATACGGTTTCACAAAGTGCCAAAAATACCGGGCCTAGACCCCATAATTGCTACTCTTTGGTGTTTTTAGCCGGAACACCCCACAAAATAGGCGCACCATCCGCCCCGGTTATCTCTTGCACAACCTTTTCCCCAAATTTCTTAGGCTTTAGCTTCGCCGCGATCCACTTCCTAGCGTCAATCTGCACCCGCGCCTTGGCCGGGTCTTCGCAAGTGTCTGCAATCTCTGTGATTTCATCGGCGTAAAACTCAGCCTGTTCGTCCCGCGCGCGCATGTATTTATCAAGGAAACCGTCTTGCGTCCTAAGCCATGTAAACACTGTTTGAGTGCTTGGCATATCTGCATCGGTACAAATACGCTTAAGGCTTTCTCCGTTGGCAATCCTAGAGCATATGCGGTCTGCCACTTCATCGGTGTATGTGTAATGCTTTCCAGAAACCTTTGCGGTTGGCTCTTTCTTGGGCTTCTTGGGCTTAGTGGGCTTAGTGGGTAGCTTCGCCATTTACCGCCCCAATGTTTGATTTACCCACGATCTCGTTGGCGTGTTCCACAAATAGCTTTCCCATGTGAGACATGATGTTGCTGATTTGGTAGACGTTGTGCCCCTGTTTAATCAGGACGCGCATGAATACTTCCGCTTGGTGCATTTCATCAAGCGTTGGCTCATGGTCTTCAATGTGTGTTGTATTGCTCATTCTGCCCCCACTAGGCCTTTTCCCTTTACATTAACAAAAAGCCCGCTTGGCTTCTCTGTTTCGCCTTCTTCAATGATACCATGTACAATCACATAGAAAGGTTCACCACACTTCGGACAATCAATAAACTCGCTCCCAATTTCAGGGAATTTAACGCCTTCCATAACGGGCCTAAACATATCCGGCATACAAACAGACGGATAGCTTGGCTTGTACATGACCTCATAAAGATCATGGCCGTTCATGCACTGGATTATGTCGCCTTTTTCGATGTAGTCCATCTTCGTTCCCTTGTTAGTATCGGCGGGCAGTCGTTCAAAGCGTCCACTTCGCCCGGTTAGGCCATTTTCTCATTCCCTCTGTTTTGTTTCGATGCCCCATAATGCCCCTTTGGTTTTGTGCCGTCAATAACTATTTTGCACAAACGCAAAGATTTATATTTCAGGGTTGGCCTACCTTTCTGAATTAACGCCCCGGCTTATTTCAGATTATTCAGCTTTTCTATAATAGCGGTTTCGATCATGGCGCAGTAAACAACTCCAGGGTGTGATGGTTCATGCCACAATGTGTCTGTACCTACCTCGATCATCCCGTCTGTCGGCTCCCTTGGCACTACCACAAGGCCGCGCTGGGCGAGATTACCCTCATAGGCGATGATAGCTAGTATGGCAGCCTTTTCATACACACCCCAAGCTGAAACTGTTTCGTAAGGACTATCAAACCCCTTTGGATATTGCGCGTCCGGGTTTGTGCCCGGCGGCATATCAGCCGCGAAAATCGCCCGCGCTACAGCCTCAATATCAGCGTCAGTCATTTTTGTACCCCAATCCATTCTTGTGTTTTATCGCTGATTTCATCAACAATCTTCGCGGCGTGTTTGTTATCCGTCCACACATGGCGTCCAGCATCAAACCGCTCAAAAAACTTACCGTCGTTAACTCGCCTCGCTATCAAGCCGCTCATTTTCCGTATCTCCTAAATCCGTTTTAAAGCCCCACACAGCGCCTTGGGGCGGTTTTTGGTCCTGGGGGTAGCGTCTTATCCCTACTTGCCTATGCCTTGGCCTGTTTTGGCGTCAACCATTGCCTTTACGGCCAAGCCAACAAGGTGCGGTATCTTACTTTCACCACTTTTCCAGCGCCGCACGGTGCGCCCAGAGGTGGCGGACATCCCAAGCGCCGTCGCCAGCGCTCGGGAGCTAATGCCAAGCTTTGCCATTGCGGATTGCAACTCAACGGGCGTCATGACGCGGCGGCGCATTTTAAGGCTGCCATAAAATCGGCGCGGATTTTTTCATGAACTGTTTTTTCAGCCCCGGCGCAAATTGATCCAACCATTCCCGCGATGGTCTTTTTTGCTTCACCGATATGGTTTTTTTCCAGCCAATACGCTGCCGCGTATAACGCGTTGTAGTCGTTTCCCTGCATCAATTCGCGAAGTTCCAGCGTTAGAGCTGATTTAATTTGTTGACGGTCCATTTTTATTCCCCTTTGTTGGATTAAATTAGGCTGCAATCGTGCAGAGCGAAACGCGGTCGGCATTAATGCCATCGGCCCAAAGAACGGTTTTGATTTGTTTCATGGTGCTTTCGCCGTTTTTCTTTGTGACAACAACATAGTCACCGTGGTGGGCAACACCTTTAACGCGCAGACCCCAAGAGCCGTCATTCAATTTGGTGAAGGTTGCCGTTGTATCAAAGTTTGCCATGATGGTGTCTCCCGGTTTGTGTTTGTTTCGATGTGCCCTACCTGTCAACACCAAAATGCACAAAAACAAAAATAATTTATTTTTTTATTCTTGACATTCCCTTGGGCGGTGACGGGCGATTTCAAGCGCCTTCCGAAGTTCAAGCCGACCGTTGGCGGTAAATTTCAATTCCTGCTCCACGGCGTTTGCACAAGGCCACCAACCGCCTTCAAGCCGGGGAATGCCGCTAATCACTTTCATCGCCACGTCCCCCGGCCATTGCTGGAAAATCTCTAGGTAAGCAGCCTGTAAAGCCTCCTCGCTGTAGGTATCCTCCGCCCGGCGCTTGCACATCATCCTGGCCTTAACCAACGCTGGGACAAGCATTTCGCTGAGGGCCGGGGCAGTCGCGTTTACCAAAATCACATAGGCCGCGTCTGCTTTCGCGCCGTCCAATGGGATCGCGTCATAGCCGATGATGTTGAAATCACCGTCCCGCCGCGCGTTCGCGTTTAAGCAACCGTAATCCGGCCCCAAGCACACCGCCAACTTGCTCTTGAGCGCCCCTGCCACCGTGCGCGGGTCCATTGCCGCCAGCTTGGCCGAGGTCGTCGTTCCATCGCTCACCGTTAAGCCATGTTGCGGGGTGGGGGATGAATTGCCGTTCGGTTCCACTGGCCCGCCAATAGTCGGCATGCTGTCCAAGACCTCGGATAATTGTTTCATGGGGTACGCCTTTCTTGATCGCTTTCATGTAGGCCTTCAATGCGTTCGGTTTAGATTTTTTGTTTGGGTACAAATTCCAGAAAATATCAAACTCACAAGATAGTTCTTTAGAACTATCTATAATGGTGGTTGGTGGTTGGTGGTTGGTGGTTAGCTTTTCAGTTTGTAAACCTTGTTGGTTTTCTAAGCGATTGTTTTTTATAGGTCTGCCCCCACTTTTTGCACCATTTTCACGAGCGTTTTGCACACGTTTCAGAGCCTTTTCAAGCTCTTTCTGGACCCTTTTAGCGGATATTTCAGCGCCTTTTCGCACCATTTTATCGCTGGAAATAAGGCGATCAATGCACGTTTTTATGGTTTTTGCATGGCTCCCTGTCATGGCCTTTATCTTACCAACAAGCCACGCCTCATCAACAAAATCAGTCCCCTTGGCGTACATGATTGAACATGCGATCCAATACACCCCAACGCCTTCAACGCCAAGATTTTCGCCTGTTATCCCATCATTAAATTCCGCTGGAGAAAAATCGACGTAACGGATTTTTTCAGACATTATTTATCCCCCTTTTACGCCCAATAATATTCCACGGGGGATCAAATTTATGAATATATTTTCTTTCTATAACTCGCAGAGTATGTTTGCTTGTTGGCTTAAACCATCGCATATACCAGCAATCTAATTTATTTAGTTCTGTTAATATTGGATGGCCTTCAAGCCTTTTTGATAATTGGGTGGACATGCCAACATAGGCCACCAAAGCGGAGCCAAAATCCCATCTTGGATAAAGCAAAAATAAATAAACAGACGGGCCGTCTATTACCGGGTTAAAGCAATTGTCATATGTGTCAGGAGTGACCCAGCCATCACGCGCTAAATTATTGCGCATTGATCTAGCATCCGTCCAAAGGGGCAATGATGGAAATTGTGCCATGCGTCGTATTAAATCCTCTAGAAGCCGCCCCTTGAAGGGCATAGGGTGGGCGGGGGCTGAGGATGGCTTCTAGTCCACCTTCGCCGCCCGCCCTAGGACGCCAAGCGCTTGCAACCGCAAAGGCATCCGGGCAGTATTATAGGCCGGAAAGCGTCAAGGGTAAAGCCGATTTTTAACGCGCACCTCAGCCTTTGCCCATGCCCGCAATTCCGGCGTTGTCATTATCCGGTTGCGTACCTTGTGCGTGCCGTCCGGGCCGCGCTCGATTTTAACGCCACGCTTTCGGATGGAAACAATCATATCGTGCAGCTTGTAATATTTGTTTGGGTTTGGGGGCTGGAAGTATTTCATTCTCCAACCTCACCAAATGCAGCCGATACCCGCGCCAAAAAATCAAGTGGCCGTTCCGTCGCCATTGTTAGAATAGCTTTTTGAAATGCGGATGTAATCGAGTTTGCCCTACGCCGCGCTTCATCAATCTCATACCGCGCCTCAAACGTAGCGGTTGAATTAAGCGCCTCAGCAACCCTGGCAACCCTATCACGCAATATAGGGTCTAGCGCATAAGCCCGCTCTATTGCACCTATCCCATGCATGATTGAGGTATGGTCGCGGTTGAAAATTTCCCCAATTTCTGTTAAGCTTAAAGACGTTAAAGACCGAACAAACAGAAAACACACATGCCGCGCCCGGACAATCGGCGCAAACCGTTCTTGTCCCATTATGTCAATAACCGGGATATTCCATTCGGCGGAAACGGCGTCTTGAATTGCGGTAATCGTCGGGTTTTTGTTATTCATCATTCCCCCCATTTTTCGTCCATGATTGTTGTTTTTTGGGCATGAATACCGGATGGAAGTACAAAAAACCCCTCAATCCATCCTTTCTTTGCAATATAATTCATATGATTCATGGCTACCTTAAAACTCAACCCTGTATCCATAGCAATTTCACGGGATGTCGGTGATCGTCCACCCTCAGCCGCCATAAACCGCACGATAGCATCCCTCACCTTAAGCCGATTAACGGCGCATTTATGTGAGTGCTTGTTTGCAGTCATTGCCATAGCCCCCTGCTAAAAAGCCGCCGCCATGCAAAAGACCGTACCCATGAAACAGCCGTGTAAAGCGCCGTGATTTCCAGCGCCGCGCCCTTGGACGGTTCAAGCCCCCAGGCCAGAGGTAAGACAAAGTATGTCAGGCACCACGCCACAATCATGCCTGATCCGATGTTTAGCGTTGTCTCGATTGCGCTTTGCGTTGTGGTTTGGGTCATTTGAATTCAATCGCCAATTGATTTGCCACCTCTGGCAATTTTGCAAGTTCAAGGTTTTTGATTGATTGCCGAAAATAGCTTTTTTTCAGTTCTACCCCCATGCCTTTTCGTCCTTGGCAAACAGCGCCATAAACTTCAGACCCAACCCCCATAAATGGTGTGAAAACAGTCTCCCCCGGAAGGCTTCGCAAAATGATGGTCCGGTCGATAACGTCCAACTGTAGCGGGTGTACATGCTTTTCATCATCAGGCTCTTTGCAATCCTGATAAGGCAAAACGCGGCCCATGTTAATATCATCCCACACGCTCGAAGCTAGGCGTCGCCAAATCCAATGTGAGTATCTATTCTCTTTCTGGTCGCCTTCCCACCCGCGATATTTTAGAATTTCGGCTGGCATTGGTTCTTCACCTGGGTAGTTTCCAAAAAAACCATTTGGATTTTGAAGCGGAAACGGATTTTTCCCACGCTTGCGGAAAATCAGCATATAATCAGCACTGGCAACACCAGCATACGCCGCATCTTCAACAATTGTTTTATGGGCAAGATTGTGCGTCATGGTGCGATTACGGACCCAAAGAGGTTCTTTCCAAATCGTATGACGGGCAATAAAATCGAACCCTAATTCCTTGTGAAGTCGAATTATGTCGCCGGGGAAATCAATCAAGTGGCCCTTGCCACTGTTATCCGTCGGTATATCCGTGCAATGAACGGCGGTAATTCTCCCCGGAATCGTAATTCTGTGAAGTTCACGAACGCAAAACCGATAATGGTCAAAAAACTCGTCATAATTCGCACTATTCGACATGTCACGGTCATCGCTAGAATAGTTATATAGCCCCCCAAACGGCGGGGAATAAACCGACAAATGGATTTTTTCATCCGGCATTTTCCCCATGACTTCAATACAGTCACCATTGTAAAGTGCATAATCGTCGGTAATAACTTGGTCGATCACAGCCATAACGGCATCCTTTCTTGATTTGTGAAAATCTGTCCCTTTTGAATTGATTGCGCGTTGTCCATTTCGCGCACTAGATTTTTGAACATTTCCCCGGCTTTCAAAGCCTTTGCGGATAAGTTCTCCATCACTTTCCTTTCGCCTTCGGTCATGACAACATCAACCGTCACATCATTTTCTTGTCCAAACCGCCAACATCTGCGAATGGATTGATAATAAGCCTCATAAGAGTGGGACGGGAAATAGACAACCCGTGACGCATGTTGCCAATTCAAACCCCATGCCCCGATTTTAGGTTTAGTGACCATAACCCGCGCTTGGCCAGACGAAAAAGCCTCAAACTTTTCTTCTTTTTTATCGTCGTTGTCTTTCCCTGAAACTTGAACCGCGCCGGGGATCATCTTTTCTAAAAGATCGCCTTCTTCGTTCGCATGGCACCACACCACGGCGGGGTTGTCGTGCGTTGCCAATTCAGCCGCCCTTTCGCATCGTTCAATTATGGTACGTTTCCGCTCAGACCTCTGTTCAAAAAGATTTACAGCGGGAAGTGCGAACAGCATTCCATCGGGCGCTTTGTTGACATCAACTAAGTGAGTGTTTTCAATCAATTTTGGCAAATTAAATTTACCATCATCAAACCCAAGATCAGACGGATTACGGCAAGCCCTCGCCCATGACGTAACCCATTGCCAAAACGGAACCTCAGCATGACCCTTAAATCGCCATTTTGGAGCCTCGCCATACATTCTCTTGGTGGCACTATTGTTTTGGTCGTTCTTAAAAAATCTATTCAACATATCCATATGCCCAAGATACCCAAGAGCCTCAGAACTTGTACCCAATTCAATATAATCGTTTGGGGCGGCGGTTGCTGTTGCCAATAAACGAAATGGCATTTTTTTCATAAATCGCGTAATTTCATCACGACGAACGCCATCAAACGATTTAAGGATGCTGCTTTCATCACACGCAACAGCCCCAAAATCATCCGGCGAAAATAGGTGTAGTTTTTCGTAATTGGTAATCGTTATTCGGCTGGACGGTTTACCATCTTTTGACCTTGAACATTCAATCCCAAACTTTTCACCCTCGGAAATCATTTGAGCCGCCACGGCAAGAGGCGTAAGCAACAAAACAGGCTTCCCGGTATGGATTGCCATATTTTCGCACCACACCAATTCCATAAGCGTTTTGCCAAGGCCACAGTCTGCAAAGATAGCCGCGCGTCCTTTTTTTACGGACCATTCAACT